GTTGCTCTTGGCCCCAGATGAGCAGCGCCAGGGCGCCCAGCAGGGCGATGCCGTACAGCGCCTGGCGCAGGGTACTCATGCGCGGTACCAGCCCAGTTTGTTCATGTCGCTAACGTCCATCAGCTCCACGGGACCTCGCACGACGACTACCCGGCAACCTGGTGTCACGTAGGCCAGTGCTTCGCACAGCAGCTCCATATCGGCTTGTTCGGTACTTTCGGGCACCACCAGCAGATCGCCGTCCTTCACGTTCAACTGTTGCACGCGTTCAAGGTCGATCATTTTAGGAATTCTCCAAGGTAGAGCAGCCGGAATTCCTCTAGGCTGTGCGAAGCACGGGCCTCTTCGAGAATGTCGGACATATGGATCTGCCAGGTGTAACGGCAGAAGTACCGGTTATTGGCTTCGATCAGACGTAACAGCAGATCGTTTTCGGAGGTATTAACGCCCGCCGTGCGTTGGAATCTCGGTGTGGTTGCGTAAAAGGCGTCGGCCCGGATTCTGGTCGAATTGAGCCAATCGAATTCGTCGTAAAACCAAACAGCGTTTTCAACGTCTTCGCCGAATTGCACGTCTTCGCCGTCTTCCAGAATCACCGCGTCAGGCAAGCGGCGGCGCAGATCTTCGACCAGCCCCTTCAAGGTAACGAAACAAACCTTCCTACCCGCAACAAGGTAGGGTTGGGCAAGTTGAATCAGCCGTTCGGTTTTGCCGGTTTGTCTCGGACTGATTTCAAGGTAAGCGATTTGAGGGGGGCTCATGCCGCTACCCCTTGGCCGCAGCCGCACTCAGCGTGCCGCTCATAGGCGCGTTGGAGCTTGATGTCGTACAGGTTCCGCTGATAGTCCGGGCCGTTGTAGAGCTTGGCGAATTCGGCCCATTTACGGCCTTTCAACGCCTTATGCAGTACCGGGTCGGTCTGGATGAAGCGCACGAAGGCGGCGAGCTGCTGAGACTCGCCTGCGCCCATGTCTTCGACAAACGCTTGCACACTGACATAGCCCAGGCGCTGCCAGTGAAAGCCCATGATCTGGAACGCACCCCATGAGGCAGATTCCAGCGCGGCGGTGTCATCGATCAGACGCGCATGGCTCAGGCGTTGGTGTTCAGCAGTACCGCCGGCATAGCCGCCGGGCTTCGGATTGACGATGGCCGGATTGGCTGCGGCCAGTTGGTCGGCGTGGCGCTTGAGTTCGTCGGGGTTGTCGCCGTCGTGGCGTGGTGTGGCAAGCAGGCGGTACATGATGTGTCGTTCGAACAGAATCACCGGCTTACCGTTGGACAGGAAACCCTTTCCCTTCGATTCCACCTCGTTGACGGCATAGACGCTCGCCAACGGTACGTCGAGGACCTGCGCGGCCTGTACCAGGTCCTCGTTTTTCAGCAGGAACTGGCAGTCACCGCCACCCAGGCTGGTCTGGGTTTTTTCGCCGGCCACGCCATCGGCGACCAAGCCGACTTTCAACTGATACGCCCGCACGGCGGCTTCGGTGGAGTCACCGTAGTCGCCGTCCACCACCAGCCTTGCGCCGTGGTCGTTCAGGTTCTTTTGTAGGATGCGCACCGCTTGCGAGCGGTCGCCGTGGCGGAGCGTCGTCATAGCTGTTCTACCTTGCGAGTGAAAAACTTCTTGGCAGCGGCGCGAGTCCCCTCGACTCCAAGCAAACCGATTACTCCGCCGAAGAACGGTGCGGTTGAGGCGGGGATACCGAGCAGCGCTAGGCCATGACTGGCGGCCAGTGCCAGGGCACCGCAAAGCGGGGCCTCAACTGCCATCCGGCGCAGGGTTCCGCCGCCGTACATGATCCGTAGGGCGGCGATGGTCAGGGCCAGGATTCCCGCGTACAGGGCCGGCCAGTTCTGTTCGAGCCAGGCGGCGAGCCAGGCCCAGGTGTCGGGACGTTCAGGCATGCGCTTCATTCCGTAATCCAGGATGGGTAGGTTCGTGGGCTCGCTGCAGGTTGATCAGTCCCATAAATTCACCATCTGCCGCTGTGGGGCGGCCGTCTGGGCTTCGGGCATTTGCACAGCCAGGCCTTGGGGCAGGATCGGTCCGTAGTCGGCCAGGCCGGGGTTGGCTTCGAGTACCGCTTCGGTTACGCCGGCGGTGCGGCCGTAGTGACGCCAGCACAGGGCGTCTACGGTGTCGTTTTGAAAGGCGCGGACGGTGACAGACATCAGATCAGCTCCACGGTAGTGCGGTTGATGCCTAGGAAGTCACGCACGGCCCAGCGCAGGTCGCGGCGGTAGTCGTCAATGTTTGGCGTGAGGTCTTCGGCGTTCTGGTTGCCGCTGTTGGTGGTGTCGTACGAGCGGTAGCGCTCGCACACTTCGGCACCGGTGGCGGCTTCGATGGCGCGGCGGTAGAGGTGCTCCAGTACCGATACGTCGTTGATCTTGTCACCAGGAACATCTGCCAGTTCGGCATGGCCTGCGGCTTCCTGCCTGGCTCGCCATTCGCTCAGCTCACGGTTGACGCTGATGGCGGCGGCCACAGCGGCGGTTTCCAGGCGCGGCGCGGTGACGCTCGCGTCGATCCTCAGCGTGGCGCGCAATTGATCCAGATCTATGGAGGGCCAGAAGGCGTCGGTGTTGATATGGCCGCTGGCGACGGTGCCGCCGGCTACGAATCCGCTCATGGAACAGCACTCAAAAATAGGTCGCCGGTGGTCGGGGCTTCACGTTCAGGAGGAGCGGCCTGGCCGATCCGCCCCGAGCCGGCGGGGTGCGTGGGGACGCTCGGTTAGCCGGCAGGGCCGGCAAGTTTGTTGAGCAGGCGTTCGGCCCGCTCCAGATCTTTCTTGCCACCGCAGGCGTCGTGGAGGGCGATGGCTTTTTTCAGCAGATCCACACCGGCCTGGAGCTTGCCGGGTTGGCCCGGGGCCTCTTCGGTGATGCCTTCCAGCGTGGCGCGGCCCATGGCGAGAAACAGCTTGGCGCGGGCCTGGTCGGGCATGTCTTCGGCGTCGGTGAGTTCGGCGGTGCGGTGAAGGATTGCCAGGTCGAACGGTTCGCCCACCTTCTGAGCCTTGAAGGCTGCCGTCGCGACTTCCTCGGCGACCAGGCAACCCAAGGTGCGGGCGAAGCGGTCGGGCATGACCATCTTGTGTTCCAGCACGTAGGTCGCGATGTCGAGCCCACCGGTGAAGTCGCCAGCGTCGAAGCGCCAGACCATGACGGTGGTCAGGACCTCGTCCTGGGCGCCCTGGCCGCCTTCCAGCACACCTTGCACATAGGATTCATAGCTCGGCAGCAACTGGCGCTTGAGTTCGGCCTTGCCCTGGTTGGACTGGACCTGTTTCAGGCGCAGGCGGTCTTGCAGCAGCTGATTGAGCTGGTGCTCGTAGGCCGTGGCGCCGGCCATGGTTTGGGTGGGCTCGGTCGCTGCCGCCTCGATGGCGGCAGTGACACGTTCAAAGTGACGGCGGCAGGGGTTGGTCATGATGGCCGCCTCAGTTCAGGGTGATGTTTTCGGCCATGGCCGCGCAGCCCAGGTCTTCGATGACGTAGCTTTCATTCACCGATTCGTAGTTCTCGATGCGGTCGCGCTTGGCGTTGTCCACCACGGTGCGGCGGCGGGTGCCTTCCTGCCAGTACAGCGACAGGTTATCCAGACGGGTGACCAGCAAGCCGTTGGCCGGGAAGTGCGGCACACGCACCGCCGGCAGGTTGCCGAGGCGCTTCTGACTGGTGACGATGTCGGCCGCCAACATTTCGGTCGGCGCCTGGGTCTTGTTGATGATTGGGAAGTACTTGTCGGCCAGCAGTTGGCGACCGCAGATGACCACCAGTTCGGTGTCCTCTTGATACCAAGGCTCAATGAACTCGTTGACCATGCTGACGACCAGAGCGTCGATGTTTTCAAAGTCCTTGCCGGCGCCGATTTCGATTTTGCCGCTGCCGGCCACCACCTCATCCAGAACCCGGGCAGGGTTTTCCAGGCGCATCTTTTGAAGCCAGCCGATGTTGACGTCTTGCAAAAGTTGATTGATGGCCGGGTTGGATGTCGCGGCGCGGCTGATGCCGTTCCAGCCAATCATGATCCGGTTGAGGGCCTGGGCTTTGATGATGGCGTCGCGGATGCGTGCTTGGAAGTCCTTGAACTTGGCCCACTGGTCCAGCTTCTGGTAGCGCAGACTGGTATCGAAGTTGGTTTGGGTGCAGGTGTACCCACGGTCGTCCAGGCCGCTTGGGTCACGGGGTTCGCGGTCTTTGGTAGTGGTGTCGGTGGTGCTGGCAATGGTGCCGTCGATACCGATCCCGACCTTTTCACCCGACTGTTCCGATACGCCGTAGACATTGATGGCGCTGAGGAACGCACTGGATTCCTGAATGCGGGTTTCCAAGGTCTGGGCGACGCTGGGGTCTGCGGTGAATTTGGTGGTGACGTCAGTCACCCCGTGCAGTTGCGCGAGTTGTTGCAGGTAGGCGTTGAACAGTACTCGGGTGTCGTTACGCATGTTGATCGTCCTTCATGATTCGGGGCTGTGGTTGGGCTGACTGTCAGCAGTCGGTCACGACCAGGTCGTTGCCGCCGGTTACAGGCGGACGCGTTTTCTGGCTGTGGTCCTGGGTGGTGGAGAGCTTATTTTTCAGCTCTGTGAGTTCCGTGCTGACCTGGTCGAGCTGGGTTTTCAGCCCCGCGGAAAATTGCTTTTCTGCGGCCAGTTGGTCGGGCAGATCCTTGACGTGTTCGGCGATGGCTTCGACGGCTTCGCCGATCTGGGCGAATTCGGTATCGTCCTTGGCCTGCTTGCCCGTCAGCAGCGCTTGCACCTTGTTGAACAGCTGGGCGCCGATGCTGGGCTTCTCTTCGATTTCTTCGAACTTCAACTCGGTTTCCACCGCCTCGGTAAACATCGACGTTGCCGAGTAGTGGCGATCCTTGAAGGGGCTGGCGTCAGGTTTCTGGGCAGAGAACGCCAGAACGTCGGTGCCCAGGCTGGCGGGCGAGTCAGTGACAGCCAGGCCGACGATGTAGGCCTCGCCGGTGTCGGCGAAGCTGTCGTCGATTTCGATGGAGGTGTAGATCTTCTGCTTCGCCTTGTTCATGGCGATCAGCTCGGGGGTCGGCTCAACCTGGGCGAACAGGGCCAGCTTCTTCTGGCCGGCGATGTCCACCTCTTCGGTTTTCACCGCCAGCACGTCGCCATAGGCCTTGAACGGGCTATCGGGCAACAGGCTGCGGAAATGCTCCAGCCAAATACGTGCGCCGTAGGTGGACGGGTTGAAGTTCTTGGCGGCCTGCTCCAGCCAGCTGCGTTTGATGGTGCGCTTG